CGAAAGTATCGCAAGAACATCTGGCAAGCAATGTAGAGCAAAAGGGTATTTAATGAAAAGTGGCCATTATCGTTGCCGCTTCCATGGAGGAGCCTCGACAGGAGCCGTTACATTAGAAGGTAAACTAATAGCTTACAAAAATTTAAAACAATTTAAGAATTTTACAAAAGAACAATTATTACAATGGATCCAAAACAAACAAATGAAATCATCAAGCGTTTAGAGCTTGGCGAACCTTTATCCAAAATTACCAAAGATAAAAAACTTCCCGATGTCTCAACTGTCTATAAGCATTGTCGAGACAACAAAGATCTACACGATAAGATTATGCAAGCAAGGCAAACTGGCGTTTGGACTTTATTGGATAAGATTGCTGAAGATATGGAAGTACCAAAGACACCACAAGAAACACATTTTTTAAGAGAGAAATATTCACACATTAGATGGTTGGCGAGTAAACTTGCTGCTAAAACTTTTGGCGATAAAATTCAACAAGACGTTAAACAAAACACGACAATAACTGTGAGTTGGGGAAATCCAAATGATATGGTTGAAGCTAAAAAAATTGTTGAGGAAGTACAAACGACATCTGTACCGAGCTTACCTGGTTAACAAGTTGTAGGGTTTTTCCGTGTTTCTATACTGGCAGCCACGATCTTCGGGTGCGCGTATGAGTGCGGAACAAAACAAGAACATTGGCTGGTAACTCCCTGGTTACTCTCTGGTTTAGTATAGAATTGTTGATTAACGCTAATAGTTGGTAAGATATAGATCTACGACCCATGTTTACTGCATATAAAACAAGAACAATGCAAGAACATTTGATGGGGTATCCCCGCAAATGAGCCGCATATTTTTAAGTATATGTAACTTGGGAGTTCAGCACACAGACACAGACAGACAGACATTATGGTTAAAAAAATACATCAGAATAAAACTGGCGGATTAAGCGAAAGAGGCAGAAAGTTTTTTAACAACAGAGACGGATCTAACTTAAAAGCTCCAGTAAGCTCTGGTACTGGGGGGAGGCGTGTATCGTTTGCTGCCAGGTTCGCTGGAATGCGTGGCCCCATGAAAGATGATAAAGGCAATCCAACTAGAAAAGCTCTTGCTCTAAAAAAGTGGGGGTTTAGTTCAGTAGCCGCTGCCAAAAATTTTGCTAACAAAAATAAGAAAACTGCATAATGGATAATGAAATTAAAAATAAAATGATAACTGCAATGGTATTCCTAGCCGAAGATACAAACGGCATGGTTATCCATTTAAACGGATTTGATAATCCAAAACACGCAAATACTTTTGTCAAAAAATTAATGAAGAATAGTGGGATCGAGTACAACTCAATATTAGATATGGTTGATCTACCCACATTACACTAGGAGGAAGAATGGAAAAAATAATAAAAAAATGGAATAGTTGGAGTAGAAATATCAAAACAGCTATTGTTATTTCTGCTGTTGTTATTTTAATTGCTATTATATTTTAATGCACATCCAGATACCTTATACACCTCGGCCATTACAAGCGAAGCTGCATGAGGATTTGGATAAACATCGGTTCGCAGTATTAAATTGCCATAGAAGGTTTGGCAAAACTATTTTGGTTATTCTACATTTGATTAGAAAAGCTCTAACGAATGATAAGAAGAACCCCAGGTATTATCTGATCGGGCCAACATTCGTTTCAATTAAAAGGGTTTGCTGGGATTATTTAAAGCAATACGCTGGTTGTATTCCTGGTACTACATTTAACGAAACAGAATTAAGATGCGATCTGCCAAATGGCGCAAGGATTACTCTGCTATCAAGTGAGGATCCAGATAAAATTAGAGGAATATACGCAGACGGAGTTTGCATAGACGAGTGTAGCCAAATGAACCCAATACTTTGGCACGAAATAATTAGACCCGCTTTATCTGACAGACAAGGCTTTTGTTATTTTATTTCTACACCCGCTGGAATGTCTAATATATTTTATGAGTTGTACCAATATGCTTTAGGCGATCCAAAGTGGTTAGCTTATACAGCAAAGGCAAGTGAAACTAATTTAATAGATCAAGAAGAATTAAACGCTGCCAAAGCACAGATGGGAGAAAGTAAATTTCTCCAGGAGTTTGAGTGCGATTGGATAGCTAATGTTACGGGAAGTATCTATGGAAACATAATACAGAAACTAGAAGATAACAAACAGATAACCAGGATTGCCTACGATCCAAGTTTATTAGTTAACACCGCCTGGGATTTAGGTTATGGAGATAATACGGCCATAGTTTTTTTTCAACAAGTTGGTAATCAAATAATGATTATTGATTATTATGAAAACAACAAAGAAGGCTTACCGCATTATGTTCAGTTTATAAAAGATAAAGATTATGTTTATGGCGAACACTATGCGCCACACGATATAGAAGTTACAGAATTTAGTAATGGTAAGACAAGACGAGAGATAGCTTATCAATTAGGAATAAGATTTAGGGTACTGCCAAAACTGCCATTAGAAGATGGCATACATAATTTAAAAATGGTGTTACCTAAATGTTGGTTTGATGCAGATGCTACCAAACCATTAATAGCTGCATTAAGACATCATCATCGAAAGTTTAACGACAAGATGAGAATTTTTAGTGCAAAACCCGTTAAGGATTTTAGCTCACACGCTTGCGATGCTGCAAGATACATGGCTATCTCTTTATCGGAATTACCAAGACAAAAAATGGCTGAACAAAAGACAGCTGAAAATGATTACGCAATACACCAGGAGAAATAAGTTATGAGTTTTTTAATGCCAAAAATGCCAGCGATGCCAGCAATACCCGCACCGCAACCATTACCAGATCCACCAAAATACGATGATGCCGATAGAGCTGCGGAAACAGCAGCAAAGCAAGCAAAATTAAGAGCTGGTAGAGTAGGTAGATCTGCAACAATTTTAACGTCTGCGTCTGGATTAGATGATGACGAAACATCAACAAAGAAAACTTTATTAGGAGGATAATATGGGAGGAGTAGCAAGAAGAATAATAGCACCAAAACCACCCGCACCCGCACCAGCTCCAGTATATGCAGCACCCACAAAAGCTGAAGTATCACAAGCAACATCTACGGCAGCTTCATCTACAATGGGATTGGCAAGGGGTAAAGGCAGATCATCGACAATATTAACTGGCGCAAAAGGTTTAGGCGATAACGCATTAACAACATCTAAAAGAACTTTACTCGGAGGGTAAATGGCACAAGATCCAAAAGCAAAAATGGTTATAGAGAGATATAAAACTCTCAAAGCACAAAGAGTTACCTGGGAAGATCATTGGCAAGAGATTGCAGATTATTTTTTACCGAGAAAAGCAAACATCACAGAGAAGCACACAGCTGGCGATAAACGCCACGATCAAATTTTCGATGGAACTGCCACACACGCATTAGAATTGTTGTCTGCGTCTCTTAATGGGATGTTAACCAATACTATTTCGCCATGGTTTGTTTTAAAATTTAGAAACCAAATGGCAGCTGACAATGATGCTGCTAACGAATGGTTAGAGAGTTGCGCAAAAATTATGCAACAAGTCTTTTCAAGATCCAACTTCCAACAAGAAATTTTTGAATTATACCATGAGCTGCTAGCATTTGGTACGTCTGCTATGTTTATTACAGACGATGTTCAAGATGATTTAAGATTTAGAACATTACATATTTCAGAACTATACATTACTGAAAATGAAAAAGGTTTAGTTGATAGTTTAACTAGAAGATTTCATTTAAAAAATAAAAATATACCAGCAATGTATCCCGATGCGGATTTACACAAATCTATTTTAGCTGATATTGAAAAAGCTCCTTATGATGAAAGCGTTATTATTCATTCAGTTTATCCAAGTGCAACACCTATGGGTTATGACAATAATAAAAATATGGATTTTGTTTCTTGTCATGTTCACGAAAAATCTGGAACTTTATTAAGAGAAAGTGGATTTAAAGAGTTTCCTTATGTAGTACCACGTTACTTAAAATCTTCTTCTAATGAAGTGTATGGTAGATCTCCAGCAATGAATGCTTTGCCAGATACCAAGATGTTAAACACAATGTCTAAAACAACTATCAAGGCAGCACAAAAACAAATCGATCCACCTTTAATGGTTCCTGATGACGGATTTATTTTACCAGTAAGAACTGTACCTGGTGGATTAAATTTTTACAGATCTGGAACTAGAGAAAGAATTGAACCATTAAATATAGGTTCAAACAATCCACTAGGTTTACAAATGGAAGAACAAAGAAGAAAAGCTATTAGAGAAAACTTTTTTGTTGACCAGTTAATGACTACGGGTAATCAAAACATGACAGCAACAGAGGTTATGCAAAGAACAGAAGAAAAGATGAGATTACTTGGCCCCGTGTTAGGTAGATTACAATCTGAATTATTACAGCCATTAATTACAAGATCTTTTAATTTATTATTAAAAAATAATAAACTTCCACCAATACCAGAAGAACTTGGCGATCAAGATGTAGAAATAGAATATGTATCTCCATTAGCCAAAGCTCAAAAGAGCCAGGAGCTGTCATCAGTTATGCGTGGAATAGAAATATTTGGATCTATGCAAAATATAGCTCCCGTTTTTGATTATATAGATATTGATGGTTTAGTTAATCACATCCAGGAAGTTTTAGGATTACCAGCTAAAATTATGAGATCAAAAGCAGAAGTACAACAAAAACAACAACAAAAGCAACAAGCTGAAATGGAACAAATGCAATTACAACAAGCGCAGCAAGTTGCAGAAACAGCTGGTAAAATAGCTCCAGCTTTAAAGGTAGCAAATGAATAGTAAAGATTTGAAGCAATTAGAACTTGCTTACAAACAAACTTTTAGTTCCGATACGGGTAAAGAAGTATTAGAGGATCTAAAAAAAAGATGCAGTTTTTATTCTACGTCTCACATAAAAGGCGATAGCCATGAAAGCGCATTTTTAGAAGGAACAAGATCTGTAATCTTGTTTATTAATAATATGCTCAACAAAAAACCAACGGAGGAAAAATGAGTAGTGAAACAAACCAGGTAGCAACGGAACAACCAAGTACGTTGTCTGCGGAAACACCAGTAACACCAGAAACAGTAAGCACAGATTGGAAAGCCAGTTTGTCGGAAGAAATAAGAGCAGATAAATCTTTAGAAAATATTAAAGATATAGAAGGTTTAGCAAAATCTTATGTTCATGCACAAAAGTTAGTTGGCTCGGATAAAATCCCAGTACCTAATAAATATGCAACAGAACAAGATTGGGATGCCGTTTACGAAAAATTAGGCAGACCCGCAGACGCTGATGGTTATAAATTTGATATACCAGAAGATCAGCAAATAGATGCTGAAGCGTTAAAAAGTTTTTCAAGTCAAGCGCATAAGTTAGGATTACTTCCTGGCCAGGCGAATGGTATGGTAAAATTTTATAATGAAATGACAAGTGCTGCAATGCAAGAACTAGATACAAAAGCAACAGCAGCAAGAGAAGCTAGCTCTACTGAACTTAAAAAAGAGTGGGGTCAAGCATTCGATCAAAAAGTAACACAAGCTGCTAATCTTGCTAAATCAGTTGGCGCAACAGAATTGTTTAACGCTAATATGGCAGATGGAACCAAACTTGGAGATCATCCAGTTATGATAAAAGCATTTGCAGAGTTAGCGGGTAAGATGGGAGAGGATACAATTACTCAATCATCTGGGCCAGTTTTTCAAACTCCAGAACAAATAGAAAAAGATATTGGAGAGTTGACAATGCCAGGTTCAGCGTATTGGGATAAAAATCATCCTAATCATCAAGCGGCAGTTGCAGAAGTTTTGGCTTTACGAGAAAAGAAAAATCAAGTATAGCTCAAAATATTAGGATAATCGCAAGACCCTAGTTGACATTAGGAAAAGACTAACATCTACAAGATGTAAAACCTAGGTTTCGACCCGCAAGGATAATCAGCCGTTTAACATTAACATAAACCAAGAAAAAAGGAGAATAGTATGTCTATTCAAATTACTACTTCTTTTGTAGAGCAGTATAGTTCAAATGTAACTATGCTTTCTCAACAAATGGGAAGTAAATTAAGAGGTTCTGTTGATGTGGAGACTATTAATGGTAAAAACGCTTTCTTCGATCAAGTCGGAGTTACAGCTGCTCAAATAAGAACGAGCAGACATGGCGATACACCACAAATAGATACGCCTCACAGCAGAAGAAGATTGAGCTTGGCTGATTACGAGTGGGCTGATCTTGTTGACGATGTTGACAAGGTTA